CGGTGGCCCGCCGTGGACGTGTACAACAAGCGGATTTTACAGGCGACGCTGTGGCTGAATTGATCGAATATCCGCCTCTCCCTTATGAAAATGAGGATCGTCTTTCCTGGGAGCGCCGCGCCTTGAATCCCTGGCGGATGGAGCAGAAACGCAAGCTGTTCGCCAAGCGGGGGCCGATGTGCGAACGAGAGGGATGTGATCGGGCCGCCGAAGATCTCGATGATGATAACCAGGGATGAAATGATGGAGTGGCTTTTGTCACATCAGAAAATGTGTCCGTGTGGCGAAAACCATGTCCTTACCGATGTTCATCATGTTTTTATTCGTCGCGTCAAGAAAAACATGAACGAATTGTATCATCCCGCAAATTGTGTAGCTGCCAACAATGCTTGCCACCTGGCAGAAGGACACGATTTTCAGGTGGCATCAGCGTTGATTTGTTTTGATCATGTTGGTGGCCCAGACAATGTCCGTAAATGGGTTGAGACATTGCCGCTAAAGATCAAGCACTTACCAAATCATTTTGTAGAGGCAGAAACTATATGGAATGACAGAAAGAAAACTTGACAAAGTGCCTATCCTTTTGTATAATAAACGTGCCAAGCAATCGGATATTGGGGGCATTTTGTTTTGTAATCTAGTCTGGGGCAATGTGCCCCCTGTGAATGGGCGTGATGCCCCTGTCGATTGCTTGGCAGCTAACGACAAATTCACAGGGGGCTTTTGTATGATAGTAAAATGCCAAATTTGTGGTAAGGAATTTAAAACGTTTCCGTCTCGTATAAAGAACGGGAACGGGAAATATTGCTCGCGTAAATGTATGGGAATAGCCCAACGGAAAAGAGTAACCTTGACATGCCCTATTTGTGGTAATCTCTTTTATGTAAAACCTTCGGATGTTAATCGCGGTAGAACATATTGTAGCTATAAATGTTCTAGCATGGCGCGTAAAAAGACAAATAAAAAGGTGAATGGGAAAAAATCGTACAAGAAATTGAAACCATGTGTTGCAATTTGTCAATTCTGCAAACAGCCCTTTAACATAACGCGATCTGAAAAAAACGGGGTACAAGAAAGTATTGTTCTATAGAATGTCAAGGCAAGTCACGCAAGACAAGAGTTTTACGCAAATGTGAGGTTTGTCATGGTAAATTTGAAGTGCATCTTTCACGGTTAAAAAGAGGTAATGTTCGGTTTTGTTCTCTCTCATGTAGATATAGTTTTATGACTGGCGAAAATGCAGCATTTTGGAGGGGTGGACGATTGCCTTACTCTCCAAACTTCAACAACAATTTGAAGGAATTTGTCAGAAATCGGGATAATGGAACCTGTCAAGAATGTGGAGCATTGGAAACAAATAAAGCACACGATGTTCATCATATAGACTATGATAAATCAAACTCAGATACCAATAATCTAATTACCCTTTGTGAATCCTGTCATGGAAAGACGGTTACTAATCGCACTTTCTGGCAAAAACACTTTGAATCATACATGGCCCAAAGAGCATTGGAAGATTTTGAAGATTAGATGGGGTTATAACTTCATACCAAGAATCTACATGCGCGGCCTGTCGTTGCAACAGCGGCGGTTGGCATTTTCGAGTGCAAACATGGAAATCGCTTGCTCTATTTGCAACAGAGAATCAGCGCATGACCGGGAGGCCGCATTTACCAGAGCCTGCGAGCGGTTTGGGGAGCGGGAAGTCCGGGCCTGGTACGCGGAGATCGGGCTGAAGGCTCCGGATCGAAGGTTCATGATCGGGGAAGGAGTGGATAAATGAACACTTATACTGAGTTCTTGAAGACGAAATCAATCAAACAGCCAATTGCGGGCAAGGAAATTACCCGCAATGTAATCAACTCCACATTATTTGAATTCCAAAAGGATGTCACGGTCTGGGCCGCTAGGAAAGGCCGGGCCGCTGTATTCCTGGATACCGGCCTGGGTAAAACATTTGTTCAATTGGAATGGGCACGGATCATCGGGGAGAGAACTTTGATCATCGCTCCACTGTCCGTTGCCCGCCAGACCGTGCGCGAGGCTCGCAAGGTTGACATAGATGTAAAGTACATCCGGTCACAAAGTGAGGTTAGCGAACAGCAGATTACAATTACGAATTATGAGATGGTTGATAATTTCGATCTGGGCCAATTTGGTGCGGTGGTGCTAGATGAATCCAGCATCCTCAAGGCCATCGGTGGCAAAACCCGGCGCAAGTTGACTGGCGCCTGTCACGACGTGCCTTATCGTCTGTGTTGCACGGCGACCCCCGCACCGAACGATTATATCGAGCTGGGCAATCATGCTGAATTTCTGGGCATTTGCTCTACTCAGGAGATGCTGGCAATGTTTTTCGTCAACGCCAACAAAGAGCACACGTATGAGATAAACGGCAAAATCTACACGCGCAAGGGTAGCAACAAGGGCGGCACGGAATGGCGACTCAAGCACCATGCCGAACAGGCCTTTTTCCGCTGGTTGGCTTCATGGGCCATCACGATGATCAAGCCGTCTGACCTGGGCTATAATGATGATGGATTCATCCTGCCGCCGCTTAATTTACATCCGCAATTTGTACCAGCTGAATACAAGCCGGATGATCAACTATTTTTCACACACATCAAGGGCGTCAAGGACGCTGCCGCTATTCGACGCCAAACAGCCCCAGCTAGGTTGGAGATCCTAAAGGGCCTAATTGCAGATTCTGATGAACAATGGATCATTTGGTGTGGCTTGGACGCCGAGAGCCATATGGCCGCCAGGGCATTTGAGGATGTAATTGAGGTCAAAGGCAATGATAGTCCCGACACTAAGGCGCAAGCATTTGAGGATTTCCAGGACGGTAAATACCGCATCTTGGTAACAAAGCCGCGCATTGGCGGGTTCGGCATGAATTTTCAGAACGCACACAAGATGGCATTTTTTGGTCTCAACTATTCCTGGGAGCAGTTCTATCAGTGTTTGCGCCGGGAATGGCGCTACATGCAACAGCGTCCAGTTGACGCGCATATCATCATGAGCAATATCGAGGCCTCGATTTATCAAAACGTCATGCGCAAAGACGCGATGGCAAAGCGCCTTCGACTCGGGCTGATCAAGCAGATGAAAGAATATGAGAAGAGAGAATTGCAAATGACAGAAATAGACGACAATGGTTATCACGAGGATACGGTCACTGGCGAAAACTGGATAGCCATGCTCGGTGACGCCTGCGAACGAATGAGAGAGCTTGACGACGATTCGATTGACCTGTCGGTCTATTCGCCACCGTTCGCTGACCTCTACGTCTATACCGACACCGAGCGAGACCTGGGCAATTCGCGCAATTGGGATGAATTTTTCGATCACTATGCGTTCATCATCCGCGAGGTGTTGCGCGTGACAAAGCCTGGACGGCTGACATGTGTTCACACTAGCGACATCCCTGCGATGGCTCAGCGCGACGGCTACATCGGGATTCGAAATTTCCCAGGCGCAGTTATCCAGGCTTATGAGGCAGAAGGGTGGACATTCGTCGGTCGGGCGTTTGTCCAGAAAAACCCCCAGGCGCAGGCCATCCGTACCAAGAGCAAGGCATTGCTATTCGTGCAATTGCGCAAAGACAGCACCGATAGCCGACCGGCGCTAATCGACCAGGTATTGCTATTCAAAAAGCCAGGTGAAAATGCAACGCCGGTTAACCCAGTTGCTAACAAAGAGATGGACAATGAAACCTGGATTGAGTGGGCGCACGGTATTTGGCTCGGCATCCAGGAAACCGATACGCTCCAATACAGCAAGGCGCGGGGCGAGGGAGATGAAAAGCACATCTGCCCCCTGCAGCTGGGAACGATTGAACGCTGCATCAAACTATATTCCAATCCCGGCGAAACCATCTTGACGCCATTCGGCGGCATTGGCAGTGAGGGTTATCAGGCGGTCAAATTCGGACGCAAGGCGGTTTTGATCGAGCTGAAGCCAGAATACTTCCAGGTCCTGGTGAAGAATATGCGCAATATCGAGGCTGAAACATTATTGCCTGATCTATTCCAGTGGGCAACACTCCAGAAACAATTGATAGAATCATGATAAAAAGCAAATCTTGGAAAGTTCTTATTCCAGACCCGTGTCCTGTGATTGCTCAGAACCAATCGCGAATATTGATTCGGGATATGGGCAGTCGGCGGACCTGGCTGAAGGTACTGGATCGGAAGTTTATGTCGTGGGATTGAACAGCGGGCTAATGTCATCGGATCGTGGGGACTGGGAGACGCCGCAGGATTTTTTTGATGCGCTGGACGCGGAATTTGGATTCACGCTGGACGCGGCAGCCAGTCCGGAAAATGCCAAGTGCACCCGGTATTGGACGGAGGAAGATGATGCCCTCATCCAACGATGGGAGGGTGTTGTTTGGCTCAATCCGCCTTACGGGCGCGTCATCAGTGATTTTGTGAGGAAAGGTTTTAAAGAGGCCCAAAAAGGCGCGACAGTCGTCATGTTGCTTCCGGCCCGGACCGATACCAGGTGGTGGCACGATTGGGTGATGAAGGCGGCGGAAATCCGGTTGGTCAGGGGCCGGTTGCGGTTCGTTGGGGCGAAAAGCAGCGCGCCGTTCCCCAGCGCAGTTGCCGTTTTTCGGGCCGGGGAATGGACGCCCCTCCTTCGCGCGATGGATGCCAGGCCGTGATCCGCTTCACGGTCCCCGGCAATCCCGTCCCTAAGGGAAGGCCGCGCACGGTCAAACGCAGGGGGCGCAGCGTCACGTTCACGCCACGGCGGACGGCGGAATACGCCGACGCCGTGGCCCTGATGGCCCGGCAGGCGATGGCCGGGGAGCCTCCGCTGGAAGGGCCGCTGTCGGTCCGGGTGCGGTTTTACCGTCGCGACAAACGGCGGGTGGACGGGGACAACATGACCAAGAACGTGCTCGACGCCATGAACGGGATCGTCTATTTGGACGACTCTCAGGTCGTTGACTGCCACTGGACGAAGTACGTGGACCGCGCCAACCCCCGCGCGGAGGTCCAAATCACAAGAATCTTGCGATTTGCCCAGAAATTTTAATACAATAACGCCGTTTGTAAAGTATTTTCCCTTGACATTCCTGGGATTATCTGTTATAATTGCTACAGAACGATTGAGGGAGGGAAATATGAACGTTGGAGACAGGGTTGTATTGACCACCAGCCGCCATAAGGGAAGAACAGCAGAAATTGTTGAACAGCGGGGTATGTTATTCATCTTGAAACTGGACAACGGCCCGCAATTGCGGGTGCCAGCGTCTATGATCCGGCCTGCCCTACAGATGGAGACTGAACTTGTTGCTAGCCCTGCTTCGCAGATGGAACCCGGACCCGTTGATTTCGACCGGGGTTTTGGAATCGGCGGCCTCGGTCGCTATCAACCCACGGCTGCTGAGGAACTGGAGCGGTTGGACGCCGAGATCCGGTACGCGGAGCGGGAAAGGAACCGCGTGCGCAAGGGTCCGCTCCCCCACGGACAGCTGTGGGAACCCTGC